AGCGAATCACAAATAAAACGATATCCGGTCGCCTTTTCGTAAACCTGGAGGCCCCTGAAGTCCGAACCAACCTCCCATTTATTTTTTGTTTCATTATAAAAATAGCTCTTGAAGTATCCCGGATCTGGCCCCGGATGATGCTCTGAATAAAACGACGGATACAGATAACCGCGCTTCCCTCTGCTCCTGGGGTCGACCTGACAAACGTGCGAACCCGAAAAAACATTTTTTAGTTCTGGATTATATGTGTATACGATTTTCAATTTCAATACCTTATTATGAAATTAACGCCGGCACTCTGCATTTCCGTGGTGAGGCCAACCCGCGGAGTCCCATTAACTCCATCCGTCGACGGGACTCCTGACGTTGCGTTTATTGCCGTCGCGTTTGCGGGATAACACGACCGAAGATATGAATACCCAACTCCGGCATCATAATAATACATCGTTAATGCCGTAATGTGCTTGTGACCCTGCCCCCGATCCTGAAAATATTCGCCAATTATTCCCAAATATGCCGCAGCAGCCCAGGCGGCATAAGCCTGTGTTCCGGCTCCCTTAAGCGTTAATCCTCTAAGGTCTGGAATGTTAAAATGCGTGGAATCAGCCACTCCCCACGGCGCATTTATAATGGTATGAGATCCGGACTGAGATCCTGTGGTCGTGATTTTTGTTCCCGCGAGAGCGTTCGCATGAGTCGTCGCCAAGTTAAAAGTATCGTCGTTTATTTTTATCGCGTAATAATTCGTTGATACAGAGAGCCCCGTTGGGAGCGCTCCCGTGGTTTCGAAGTTCAGCCTTGATCCAGTCTGAAGGCCGTGACCCGCGAGCGTCACAATGCAAGGGTTCGCGATGGTCATAGAGCAGATATCGGACTTCGTTAGAGCCGCAAATAAAGCCGCGTAAGACCCACGGAGCAGACTCGACCCGTCACAAAGCAGGGTCCCATCTGGAATCACGATCCCGCAATACGGATAAATTGTTCCCGGAGATCCCCCGGAAGTATTCAGCGCCTCAAGGTCGCGCCTGATCTGTCTTTGCGCCGTTGAGATTCCGTCCTGAGTTTGCTTGTCAACAAGCTCCTCTTTCGTGGATGCACTCGGGACCGCGGCTTCTTTTTGAGTGTGAAATTTAACGGCCATCTTGAACCATCTCGAAACGGATAATGAATTTTAGGACCATGTTCGGAGGGTTGGAGTCGTTGCCGCCCTGTGAAGCTGAAGCCGCTGCCGTTGTTGTCGAGGAAGAAGTCGATCCAGAACCCAAGATGCTCGTCCTGACGTCCTTGTGGTTATGTTTTGATGTTTCCCCGCCTTGTTTTGTCCCAACAAAATCTCCTGTGGCACCATCCCCTCTATCAGATCGAGACGCAGAAGCCTCGTCTATCCCGGCTCCACTATCTTGACCGCGAATAGTCAATCCCCTTAAATCTGGAATGTTGAAAGTAGTATATGAATCTCCATCTCCGTATATAGATCCAATGACATCAAAAAGATCCTGGTATGTTGTTCTCGATATCGCGCTGCCGTCGCACTCAAGAAACCCATCTGGAATAGAATCTGAAGGCCAAGAACAAATCTCTCCAACAACAATCTCTTCTGCAAAACAAAAAGACGCTTCTACTTTAAAATCCCGAATATCTTGCGTTATATATCCCGCCCTTGCAGAATTAAGTGGAATCAATGAATTCAATTTGCAATTCCCTTAATCATGTATTTGCACGAAATGTTTTTTGGGCGCCCTTGGCCGCCTTGATCCCTCGTGCACCTTTCCCATGGCTGCAACACTGTGTATATCGGGTAGGATCCGCTAGAAATTGCAGTTGCACTATAGCCAGTGATTGCGTCCTGATGAGAATGAGATTTGTTTTCGCTCAACTGCGTGGCTCCTATTTTTCTCGAAATAAAAAATATTTCCTCAGAAGAATATGTTGTGCTTGAAATTGCCGGACGACTTGCTGTAATTTGGGATTCTGAATCGATCGACAATACAGTGGCAAGCTCTTGAGAGGATGTCCCGAGAAAATCTTTAATTACGATAGGCTCGCCAACTTGTATTGCTCCTGTCCCATTTATTCCAGTTACAATAGCTGATCCAGATGTGATAACTCCGTTTTTAAAAACTCCTCTCGTCGATCTTGCCATAAAAAGCGTTTTTAGATTTGAAGTGTCTGATCCGACTCCAGCCAAAAGGCCGCAGTATAAAAACGAACCGATCGCTTGATACAAAATCTCACTTATTGTTGGAAAATTTAAATTTATAATAAACGACCCAGGAGACGCAACGAAGCTTTCAGCTGATTTTGATATTGTACCATGGACAAGGTCTGACGAAATCGGTTGGCTATCAACAGAAAGATATCTATAATCGAAAGCGTCCTTGTCGACCGAAGTTATTACGGAATGACCTTTTATAAAAAGACCTCTCAGGTCTGGAAGATTAAATGTTGTCGTTCCATTCCCGTTCCCAAATGATGTTCCAATTAAAGAAAAAAGATCCGCATATGTCGACCTCGATATCGCCGAGCCATCGCACTCCATCCAATTCACGAGTGCCGCAGAGCCATGATATTCCATAATGAGGCCAACCGGAGAAAGTGCTGACATCCTCTCTCTCGTGTCTATTTTTAAATTTCGTATCACTCCAGGCATCGTCGACATAACGTCTGAGTCTATTGGAGCCGACAAATCCCATGGCCGCGTATAAACTGGAGCCGTCATCCTGGAGCGCTCGCTTTAATTATTTTTTTCATGCAAATGTTTTCTGGACGAAATTCTAATCCAGACACCCCTTTGAAAACGTCTGTCGCGTCGAAATGCGCCTGGTCTTGTAGCGACCCACTTATTATCGAAACAGAAGTCGGAGAAACTGTTGTCGGATGTTGAGGCATGACTCTGAAATGCCTGTGCGCCTGATTCTCGTCGTCCTGCTCGGAATTCATTTCATCCCCAACAACGAAATACAGCGTGACAGTCCCCGTGATTGTACTCGCGTCATGCAGGGTCACCTGGGATTCGGAATCAACGGAATTTATGTGAGTCGATGCTCCGGTAGGAGTCATGGTGAGTGTAGCCATTTTCGTTGAAACGGTCGCTGGAGCGGATAAAGTAATTTGAGTCGCAGAATCAACGGACAGGACCGTGGCCCCGGCCGGAATCCCCGTTCCTGATATTGCCATGCCGGCCTTCGTGCGGCGCTGATACATCATGTTTGTAATTACAGCAGATCCGGAAGCCACATCACCGTAAGACGTTACCACGGCAATGGCGTCATTCACGGCCAATCCGTCGGTTCCGTTTATTCCTGTTATAACGGCAGATCCGGACGTTGCGGTTCCGGTTTTTTTGATATGTCTGGTCGCGGCATCAGCATCCGCAAACTGACCAGTCCTTCCGTTGTTGTGGCCCCTGGTAAAAAGTCCGCGAAGGTCTGGGATGTTGAACGTCGAAGTCCCATCGCCACGACCGAACCTGGTTCCATAAACGGCGAACAGGGCCGAGTACGTCGACCTTGAAATAGCGCTGCCGTCGCACTCAAGCCAATTTGTGGGAACAGTATCCGCCGGCCAGTTTATCACGGCCCCAAGCGGACGATTGTCCGCAAGTCTCTCCAGGAATCCGGCCTTGAGTTCGCGTAAGCGCGAAGCCCCCTGGCCGCAGACCTCAATATCGGTAGGGACCGTTTCGTCCCATGCAACGGCGAATGGCATTACAGATCCTTAAACCTGACCTGAGTAACTTCAGGCCGGCGCCATTTCTGGTCTTCCATTTTCAAGATGTCGATACTGTCCTTCGCCTCCTGGGCGTACAGCTGCACCAGGTCAGCTTCTTTTTGAATTCCCGCATACTCCATAGCCGCGAGAGCGGCGATCCCGAGAGGGCAAGCCGTAGTAAGCGCGTTCGAAACCCCGACTGGATTCGTGAAATCTGCCGCAGACGGATTCGGCAAGAATTTGTAGTACCTCATCCGGACCGTACAGGCCCCGGTGAGAATCGGGTAAAACAGAATATTCGTTCCGAATATTTCATAAAAGCTCGGGTAGGCGTCTCCGTTTACGGCATCCCGGAACGAATCAAATCCCTCCCCAGGAAGAAGAGGAGCGATCGGGTCCAGGTAATACGCTCCGGTCGTTTCAATGGCCTGGAGCCCATTTTTAATAAGCTCCTTGTAATCCGTGGGGAGCGCGTAGCTCTGCACCCCGGCAAGAACAGGAATCGTGGTTTGAGCTTCCATAAACCAGTAATTCCAATCACGCTGAATATCCCGCGCCGCCCTGGCTATCATGCCATGCGGACCCGTGAGATTCGTAGCCGAAGCTGGAGGGTTCGAAGATCCCCATAGCTTCAGGCAAACGTGATTGTAAATTTCCTGCCAGGTCATTGATTATTCCTTGTCGTCTTCGGGATCGTCCTCTTCCGCGGGAGCCTCAACAGCCTCGGGCTTTTTCCGATTCGCGAGAGCGGCCTTCGAAAATGGCGGCTTTTTCTCGGATTCTCCGACGATGTCATTGATGGCCGCGCGTTCTTTGGTCCCATTCTTGTCGGCGACCCTGGCCGCTTCGGCGTCCGAGAGGATCTGTGTCATAACCCGCGGGACTTCATTGGATTCGATTTCCTTCCCTGACCCGATCTCTCCGGCGATCTGATATTCGGTCATGACCGCGTCGTCGAGCGCATAAGCAACGGCCCGGGGGACGCGAGTCACCTTATTGTTTTTCAGGATGAAAATTCGACCGTTCACGGAACATCTGATATCGTCACCCTTTCTCTCTACGTTTGATACCCTCAGATTTACGAGGTCTTTCTCCCATGCTTCTGCCATTATGGTCTCCTTTTTTAAAAATCTCGCAAATGCCGGCCCGGATAAACCCCGGGTCGGCTATTGTGATACTTTTAAATCTTACGTTCTCCAGGCCCGGTAAGTCAGCGTGTCTCCGAGAAACTGGACATTGGCGTTGGTTCCGATCCTGAATCCCTGGATTGTCCCGGAATTGATCGCGGTGATCCCATCCGTGGAGAGAATCCCCGCCAGTGGGAAGCTGTAATAATGAGCCGTTACAGCGGCGTCCGCGAGACTGGTCGTTGCTCCAACGAATCCGCCAGCATCGGTGCTCATGACAGCAACGTATCCGAGGCCGGTATGAGCCGAAGCGAAGGACTGAGCCCGGTAGTGAGCCAAAGCCAGAGCTTCGCTTGCGTACCCGGTCGCGTTCGCG